ATTAACAGTTATGGCCAGCAGGGGGAACCGGCCACCACCACGTTCAGGATTAATGCACCTGCGGTACCCGCCACGATTGAGCTGACACCGGGCTATTTTCAGATAACAGCGGTCCCGCGTCTTGCGGTGTATGACCCGACGGTACAGTTTGAGTTCTGGTTTTCGGAGACAAAAATCGCAGACATATCTCAGGTGGAAACCTCTGCCCGTTATCTGGGGACCGGCAGTCAGTGGAGTGTATCCGGCCCGCACATTAAGCCCGGGAAGGATTTCTGGTTTTACGTGCGCAGCGTCAACCTGGTGGGGAAATCTGCGTTTGTGGAAGCCAGTGGCCGGGCCAGCAATGATGCAGAAGGGTATCTGGGCTTTTTCGGGAAAAAATAGGAAAACTGCATCTGGCTCAGGGGCTGTGGGAGCTGATAGACAACAGCCAGCTTGCGGATGAGATGGCGGAGATGAAGACCTCCATCACCGAAACCCGCAATGAAATCACACAGACGGTCAGTAAAACGCTGGAGGACCAGAGCGCCACCATACAGCAGATACAGCGCGTGCAGAAGGACACAAATGATGACCTTGCTGCACTTTACATGCTGAAGGTACAGAAAACAAAAATAGGCATACCCTACTGTTGCCGGTATTGGAGCGGGGAGTTGAGGAGTACTGATGGCCAGCCCCTGAGCAACATACCGCTGCTGGCTGACCGTATTGCGATGATTAACCCGGAGGACGGCAACACCACGCCGTTATTTGTGGCGCAGGGGAATCAGTTGTTCATGAACGATGTGTTCCTGAAGCGGCTGTTTGCGGCGAGTATCACGTCATCCGGCAACCCCCCGACGTTTTCCCTGACGCCGGAAGGGAAGCTGACAGCCAGGAACGCGGATATCAGCGGAGCAATTACCGCGAATACCGGCACGCTCAATAATGTCACCATTAACGAGAACTGTGTCATCAGAGGGAAACTGTCTGCAAACCAGATTGAAGGCGACCTGGTGAAGACGGTGGGGAAAGCCTTTCCCCGGAATAACAGTTATGCCAGCGGGACGGTAACCGTCACAGTTTACGATGACCAGGGATTCGACCGGCAGATTATCATTCCCCCGGTGCTGTTTCGCGGGACGAAACACCAGAATTTCAACAGCCCGAATCAGCAGTCGTACTGGTATTCCACCTGTAAGCTGCAGGTGCTGAAGAACGGGGTTGAGATTTTCCATGAACCGGCAACGGATGTCAGCCGGGTGTTCTCATCGGTGATAGATATGCCGGCAGGGCGGGGTCATGTCACCCTGACGTTTAATGTGTCGTCGGCCGGTGCGAACAACTGGACGCCGACAACGTACATCAGTGATTTACTGGTTGTGGTCATGAAAAAATCCACGGCAGGGATCAGTATCAGCTGACGGTTTATTAACCCGGACGGGCACCTCAGGAGGTGCCTTTTTTATTGACTGAAAACAAAGAGGTAATCATGCGGCATTTATACGCAACGATATTATTGTTTACTACCCTGCTGGCAGGAATTGCCTTTCCTGCGCAGGCTGAAAGCGGACACGGTGCATTTTCCGTGGGATATGCTCAGGTTCACCCGGGCGGCGTACCGGCATTGTCCGGTACCGGTGCGCGTGCAGGTGATTTAAAAGGGATTAATGTGAAATACCGTTATGAGTTCACGGATCACCTGGGCGGCATTGTCGCGCTGAGTTATGCATCGGTGAAGAAAAGTGACACGATGAAGACGGGTGAAAATACCTTCCATTATGAAAGCCTGCGCGGTCGTTATGTCAGTCTGATGGCCGGCCCTGTCTGGCAGCTCAGTGAGCGGGTCAGTCTCTATGGCATGGCCGGGATGGCGTACACCCGCTGGTCTGACAGTGTTCAGGATTACCGGCGTGATGAAGTGAAACCGGGGTATGTGAAGGAGACCACCACCGCCAGTGATGGCCATACTGCGCGTCATCTGTCGCCGGCCTGGAATGCCGGGATTCAGTTCAGTCCCGTAGAGACGGTGGTTATTGACCTTGCTTATGAAGGTTCCGCCAGTGGCGACTGGCGCACTGACGGCTTCATCGTGGGTATCGGCTATAAATTCTGATTAGCCAGGTAACACAGTGTTATGACAGCCCGCCGGTTCAGGCGGGCTTTTTTGTGGGGTGAATATGGCAGTAAAGATTTCAGGTGTACTGAAAGACGGCACAGGAAAACCGGTAGAGAACTGTACCATTCAACTGAAAGCCAGACGGACCAGCAGCACGGTGGTGGTGAACACGGTGGCCTCTGAAAATCCGGATGAAGCCGGTCGTTACAGCATGGACGTTGAGTACGGTCAGTACAGCGTCATTCTGTTGGTGGAAGGATTCCCGCCGTCACATGCCGGGACCATCACCGTGTATGAAGATTCTCAACCCGGTACGCTGAATGATTTTCTCGGTGCCATGTCGGAGGATGACGTCCGGCCGGAGGCACTGCGCCGTTTTGAACTGATGGTGGAAGAAGCGGCGCGTCACGCTGAGGAGGCGAAGAAGAATGCCGGAGAGGCGGAGACGTCAGCGAGGAATGCCGGCATATCAGCCAGTCAGGCAGAAGAGAGCGCTGCAAATGCTGACACTTCAGCAGGGGAGGCATCGGAGTCAGCCCGGCAGGCGGCAGAAAGTGCAGCCTCAGCAAAGCAGTCAGAGGATGCGTCCTCGTCCTCGGCTTCTGCGGCCGCTCAAAAAGCCAGTGAGTCATCACAAAGTGCAGCAGAAGCTGAATTGTCAAAAAAGACGGCAGAAAGTGCAGCCGGTAATGCAGCCAGGGATGCAACGACCGCAACAGAAAAAGCCCGGGAGTCAGCAGAAAGCGCACAGTCAGCGGAACAAAGCAGGATAGCGGCGGAAGAAGCCGTAAACAGAATCCCCACCGTGGTGGGACCTCCCGGGCCAAAGGGGGAACAGGGGCCCGCGGGTCCTCAGGGGCCGAAGGGTGATAAGGGAGAGCGCGGTGACACCGGCCCTGTCGGGGCAACCGGCGAACGGGGACCGGCAGGTGATGCTGGTCCGGCAGGCCCGCAGGGGCCGAAAGGTGACAGGGGAGAGCGGGGAGAGACCGGTCTGACGGGAAATGCAGGTCCACAGGGTCCAAAGGGAGATACCGGTGCGGCAGGCCCGGCAGGCCCACAGGGACCGAAAGGAGAAACAGGTGCGGCTGGCCCGGTAGGGGCAACCGGACCTCAGGGACCGAAGGGCACCCGGGGGGAGACACAAATCCGTTTTCGTCTGGGGCCGGCGAGCATTATTGAGACAAACAGCAATGGCTGGTTCCCGGATACAGATGGCGCACTCATCACCGGACTGACCTTTCTTGACCCCAAAGATGCCACACAGGTTCAGGGGCTGTTTCGGCATTTGCAGGTCAGGTTTGGTGACGGGCCGTGGCAGGATGTTAAGGGGCTGGATGAAGTGGGCAGTGATACAGGCAGAACAGGAGAATGACATGAACATACTAAAAAAACTTATGCAGCGTCTGTGTGGTTGCGGAAAGCATGATGACCGTGAACACGGGGAGTTACTTACAGCACAGCTGCGACTGGGGCCGGCAGACATCCTGGAGTCAGATGAGAATGGCATTATCCCGGAGCAGGACAGGGTAATCACACAGGTGGTGATACTGGATACAGATAAAAAGCTGATACAGTGTGTGGTAAGACCGCTGCAAATCCTGCGTGCTGACGGGACGTGGGAAAATATTGGCGGGATGAAGTAACCCGACAGCTTCACAAAACCGGAGTCCGGCTCCGGTTTTTGTGTTGCAATGTCCGGGGGATATTTGTTAAGTAGATGATAGAGGAGCTAATTCAACAGGGAGATAAATTAATGCCGATAAATCTGACATCTTATTTGGGGTTACAGGGGGCGAAAGTTGTCCCGGCAGTTGTTTTTTCTAAAATTTAGTCTTGTTGGGGTAAATGACATATGCCATTGATAACATCCAGCATTTCATCAAATGTTGCTTTGCAGAGTATTGAAATATTACGTGAAGCTGCCAGACAAAACCTGATAACGAAAGATATTACTATAAATGGGCAGAAAGTTGGTATTCATTATTATCAACGCCCTGACGTTTTTTTAGTTTCTGGTTGTAAGGATGGGATGTTAAAAACATTATTAGAGTTAGGGTTAAATGGTAGCAATGAGTCAGCCAAAAGGCTTCGTTCATGGCAAATTCCCTCTGTAATTGATACTCATCTGAGTTTTTTACCATTAGGTATATGCTATAAAATACTTTCAAGTTCTTTTCCTGTACATTCGGAAGAGGTTTTTTTTTCAAAAGAACATCTCAAGTGTCCAATAATATTAGATGCTCCAGATAATGGTGTTTTTATAAAGAACTCTATAAGTGCAAAAGTTTGTAACCTATATGATAAAAATGCAATGTTAAAGTTAGTTATATCTGGTTCTCCACATCCATTAAGTAGAGAGCCAATAACAGAATCAATGATTATGAGAAAAGATGAGTGTTATTTTGATCCCAAAACAGAGTCTTTTGTTGTAAATAATGTTTAATTTTTTATTGGTGTTATTTTCAGTGGACTAAGTTGAAGGAGTGCGATAAATGCTGCCCACGACAAATATCTCTGTAAATTCTGGAGTAATATATTTTGAAAGTCCTGTAGGTTCACCATCTAACGAGGATGTTAAAGTTGCACTCGAAAAGTGGTGCGCTGAGGGAGAATTCAGCGAAAATCGTCATGAGGTTGCATCAAAAATACTTAATGTTATAAGTACTAATGGAGAGACTTTATCAATCAGTGAGCCAATAACAACGTTACCAGACTTGCTTCCAGGTTCTCTGAAAGAACTGGTATTGAATGGATGTACAGAGCTTAAATCAATAAACTGTTTACCCCCCAACTTATCTTCATTAAGTATAGTTGGATGTTCATCATTAGAGGTTATAAATTGCAGCATACCTGACAATGTCAGTAATTTATCTTTATGCCATTGTAGTTCTTTGAAACATATAGATGGTTCCTTTCCTGAGACGCTCAGGAATTCCGTATATTTAAATGGATGTAATTCATTAAATGAATCGCAATGTCAATTCCTTGCATATGATGCCAGTCAAGGCCGTGCCTGCCTGAGCAAAGCTGAGCTTACTGCTGACTTAATGTGGTTGTCAGCTAACCGAACGGGGGAAGAGTCTGCTGAACAATTAAATTACTCTGGATGTGACTTGTCAGGTCTAAGTCTTGCAGGGCTGAATTTTGCATCAGTAAATTTTTCTGATTCCAGATTTGATGATGCTGATCTTAGTGGCTGTAACCTGTCAGGTGCATCCCTGAAAAACACATCTTTCAAGAATTCTGTTCTGGAGGAGTGTGATTTATCTTTCTCTGATTTGACAAATAGCACAATCAGCGCATCGTTTGATAGAGCTAATTTTAGTGGTGCTAATCTTAACAGCGCATCGTTTATTGGTTCTTCATTTAAAGAAACACCTCCAGACCTGAAAGATGCACAGTTGGCGGGGGCTATTATAGTTCCCGGGATGGAGCTTAGAGGTGCTATTTTAGAACAAGATAATATATCTTTATCTGTGCAAAATAATAGCATTGGTTTAGCTTGTTGTCAGATACATATTCCGGTGGGTTCAGAGAACATAAACTCTGTTCTTGACAGCAGCAGAGTTCCAGATACTTCTGTCATGCGAACAATTAATTCAGTTGATTCAAAATATAACGATGAAAAAGTTCGATCTGTGGAGGACCTGATAAGAACATTACCAGTGGATATATTTGATAAATTTAATCCCTATGCGACATTGTCGTTGAGTAATGCTTTCAGTATTCCTCCATATCTTGCAAGTTCTTATGTTCAGGAATGGCTTCAGAATATATCCGGTCGTTATTATAATACTATGACAGACTGGTGGTCTAAGTATCCTCCGGGCGATATGAGAGATGGCCCTGTATTTAAAAATATGAACGATGGTGCATTTTTACAGGCTGGAATATATTTTGAAAAACATCCAGAAAAAATGTTGTCGTGCAATGATGTATTTATACAAATGGCTGCTTATGGTATGCAGTATGAAGGAGCAAAAAATCAGTTCATGGAATTATATGATAAATATCTGCAATACCCTAATGTAAATAAAATTGCACAGCAAAGCGATTTCGGTAGAGGTGATGGCTCTGCTAAGCCAGACTGGAATGATTTTAATGATGCATATAACTGGATTTTACTGTCATCATCGGATGATAATCTGGAAATGATGTTATCTTTAAATGATATGTATAGTATGTTATCTTCTGATTCTTCAACATACTGGAAATCATTTTTTTTGTTTAAAGATGGAGAGATCCAGAATACTAACGATTATACACTTGGGAAATTATTTTCACAGTCATTTCCATTGTTTAGTGAAGCATATAATGAAGCGTGCTCGCGTGTTTTCTTACCTGATTTTTTAGATAAGATTATATCTGATGTCTCACTTAAGCAGATGTTTATAGATGCTCTGGAATCTGATAAATCAGAAATAAAAATGGTTGATTATACTCAGCAACAAAAAATTGGGGCTATATGGAAAGAGCATCTTGATGGTTGGAGTTTAGCTCCAGAACATTTAAAAACAATAACAGAAAAAACTAATATAGGGAGTCTTTCAGATACGGAAAAGGCTGAGATATTATTTTGTTTAGGTGCTGTTTTTTGTAAGTACTCGTCATCTGATATATTTGGAACGGAGCATGAGTCTCCTGAGATCCTGCGTCGTTATGCAAATGGTCTTTTGGAAGAGGCATATAAACTGGCATCTGAGATATTTAACAAAAGAGAGTTTTATGATGATGTCAGGGACAGGTTGCAAGGACGGAATAATGCATTTTCATGCACTGCGGTTTTAGCTGATATATTAACAAGCCATGCAAAGGGAAATTTTACTGATATTTTTGAGCAGTATTATCCATTAGCATGGCGTTGATGTCTGTTGCTACGTGATGCCAATATATATTGCAAATCACAGGGCAGACAGCTCATTAAACTTGGTAAGCTTTGCTACGATAAGGAAGGTTTACCATTGTGGTGTCATTAGCTCACATGTGTATGGGAGCTTTAAACGTTCCTGTTACTCGTTGGAACACCTGCCTTGCAGGGATAAAAGCTATGCTGTCCGTTATCGTCTGGGCTAGTGAATTGGTGGCACTGAAATATATAAAACCATATTAAGTATCAATATGAAAATTCCCGTTCTCCAACCTGGCTTCAACTTTTTTTCCCCTGCTGGATACTCTGCTGCCGTTGCTCCTAATCGTGCTGAAAATGCCTATGCGGATTACGTTTTGGATATAGGCAAGCGAATACCGCTTTCCGCAGCAGATTTAAGCAACGTATACGAAAGTGTAATTCGCGCCGTCCATGACAGCCGTAGCAGGCTCATCGATCAGCATACGGTCGATATGATTGGCAACACTGTACTTGATGCGTTGAGCCGATCACAAACATTTCGTGATGCCGTAAGCTATGGCATTCATAATGAGGAGGTACACATTGGTTGCATTAAATACAGAAACGAATACGAGCTTAACGGAGAATCTGCTATCAAAATTGATGATATTCAATCACTAACCTGTAACGAATTATATGGATACGATGTCGGGCAAGAACCAATTCTCCCCATTTGCGAGGCAGGAGAAAACGAGAACGAAGAGCCTTATGTCAGTTTTAGTGTTGCGCCAGATACTGATTCTTATGAGATGCCATCGTGGCAGGAAGGACTGATTCACGAGATTATTCATCATGTTACTGGGGCCAGCGATCCATCTGGAGATAGTAATATAGAGCTAGGACCCACCGAGATTCTCGCACGTCGTGTCGCTCAAGAGCTGGGATGGAGTGTTCCCGACTTCAAAGGATATGCAGAGCCAGAACGAGAAGCTCATCTTAGACTACGTAACCTGAATACCCTTCGACAGGCTGCCATGAGGCATGAAAAGAATGAGAGGGCTTTCTTCGAAAGACTGGGTACGATCAGTGACCGATATGAGGCGAGTCCTGATTTCACAGAGTATTCCGCTGTGTCTAACATAGGATACGGATTTATCCAGCAACATGATTTTCCAGGGGTGGCTATCGACGAGAATTTACAGGATGTAAATCAGATCCAACTGTATCATGGTGCTCCTTATATCTTTACATTTGGGGATGTGGACAGACACAATTAG